CAACTACTACGCAGGGAACGCGCAAACAACCTACGCAGCGGCGGCGGCCGATAATCAGATTAAGCAGATCGCGCGGGAGAATATTGGTACGAGCGCCACAGGGTCACGCAACATCTCAAGCCTGATCAGCATTGATCCTGATCTTGGTCTAGGTGCAAGCGTAGCAAAATCCTTTGCATGGCGCGATTGTCTGAAAGTCATGCAGGAGTTTGCCGACGCATCCACAACGGCGGGCACCTATGTGGCGTTTGATATTGTGGCCGATTCCCCCACCTCACTCGTGTTTCGCACATTCACCGGGCAGCGCGGTGTTGATCACCGCTTCCCCGGCGGCATCAATCCGGTTTTGATTAGCCCTGAGTTGGGAAATTTAGGCGAGGTCGTATTTAGCCAAGACTACCGCGATGAAATTACATGGGTAACGGCCGGCGGGAAGGGGGAGGGGGCCGCCCGCATGATCGCCAATGTGCAGGATTTGACGCGGCAGGGGGTAAGTCCCTTCGGTCTACGGGAGTATTTTAAAGATGCCACGCAATATGACACGACGACGGGCCTGTCGGCAGAGGCGGATGCCGTACTCAGAAACGGGCGCGTTAAAACAATCTTCCAAGGTCGCTTAATCGATATGCCTGACTCGCGCTACGGCGTGGATTGGGCGTGGGGGGATTACGTGACGGCGCAAGCGTTTGGAAAACTGATCGATTGCCGGATTGAGGCTGTAAGTGTGAGCGTGAAACCAGGGGCAGGGTATGAGCGCATTGATGCTTGGTTGCGGAGTAATTCGTAGATGAGCGATCCCAACGTACTAATCCAACGCCAAATCCAAGACCTCCAAGACGGTCACGAGCGGCTACGCAAGGCGGATGTGCCTGCGTTGTATCTCCCGTGGGTGCAGCGGGCGCTCAACCCATTCCCCCTCGCCTCATCGGGCGGCGTGTTCGCGGAAATGGGGCTACCGTGGTTGGTCAACGTGCTGGCATTTTACGTGACCGTCCTGGTTGATACGACGAATAATGGCACGAATTTCTGGACACTCGATCTGCGCACGTTTCCGGCCGGCACGACGATTGCGAGCGTTAATACGAGCGCCATTGCAGCGAATACCTACACGCCGCTATCCGACCTAACAATTACGCAGCCAGTAGCCGCTGATGTGGCGCTCTTTTTGCAGCCGGTTGCGACCCTCTCACCAGGCGCAATCTATATTTTTCCATCTGTAGCCTTACTCAGAGCGGGGAATTAATATCATGACCATCCCACCATTAACCCTCCCACCCGGCTGGCAAACAATGGGCAGCCCGCCACCTGATATGGTGCCGTCTGCCGATGGCAGCGCGTTCTACGGTGTGCAGGCAAAGTACCAGGGCGGGGGCTATGTGTACTCCGTCTGGTGGCAAAAGCCCGGCCAAATCGCGCAGCGCGTTGACTCTGGCACATCGGGCCAAGGCCAGTTACGCGGGGCGGGCGGCCCCCTCTGGTGCGTGCGTTACGCTGCGCCTGGCGACGGGCAACCAATCCAAACGATTGAGATTACGCAATTTGTACCGTGGCCGGTGCAAAAAGGAGAGAAGGGGGACAAGGGAGACGTTGGCCCGCAGGGGCCGGCGGGCGATCCTGGAACTGGCGGCGGGGCGCTCGATCCGAGTGACCGCAAGGCGCTGGATTGGATCAAGCATTGGATTAGTACGCTGCTGGGATAGCGCGTGTCTCTTCCCCAAACAAAAGAGCCTTGCCAGTTGGCAAAGCCCTTGAAGAGACACGCGCTTGTTATTAGAGACAAATAATTACCACACATACCGGCCATGCCGCCGCCCACGTCGCACCAGCATGCGCACGCGCCGTGCAGTCCGATAAGTACGCTTCGATAGCCATTGATTGCGGATGCGGCGCGGCTGGGCTTGTGGCCGCTGAATTGGGGTGATTGCCGTAGCGCAACGATCCCGTGTGCTGCGCTACGCGCCGCCGCATGTCCACGGAACTACCGATGTAGCGCTGTCCGCTGGGCTGGTGGACAATCGCGTAGACGCCTGGTATGGCTGGAATATGCGTAAAAGCAATCATTCCTTGATCTCTTTCTCTGGCCTTCCAGCTCCAGGCCGTGCGCCACCCCAAGCAGCAGCGGCTTCTCCGCGCATCAAACGAGCTGCCTTTGCAAGATGGCGTTTGGCGGTATCGCTGTGGCAGCCTGTCCGCTCAATCAGCAGCGGCACGAGTGCAGCGTAGTCCACGCCTTCATTTACGTCAAAGGAGGTTTCCTCCAGCAGGGCGCGGGCTGCTTGCTGGAAGGCGTCGGAGCGAGCGCGGGTATTGTTCGGGTCACTGCGTTCAGCAAGTCCCAGATAGCAGACCTGCGCGGCGGTTGCAACATAGCCTGCGCTCGTTTCCGTCCAGACAACGATGCCGTTGGCGCGAACGAACTCATCCAGTCGGCCACCCTGCGGATCGGCACCGAACGGGAACGAGCCAGATACGTGCGCGGTGTGTGTTTCCATCACTTCCTTTCCGCGCTTCCACATTTGCCGAACCATATCTTCCGTCTCGGCGTCAGGCGCTTGTTCGAGCGCGGATTGAAGACTGGTGTGCTGCTGGACGAGCCAAGCAGCACAAATGTCATCGTGTGTAAACTCGCTCATTTCTTCACCAGCCAGGGGGCAATCGCTTGCATCTGCTCGGCGGTCAAGTCGCCGTATGCACGCCAGCTATCGCCGTCGCCGCCTTCGTTCCAGCCACCAGCGTATCGACTCTTGAGCGTGATCTGTGGTACCGATGCGCGGCCCTGGCGAACTGGACGGACAATCAGTCCCAGCCCTTCGAACAATTCATTAGCGCTAGTCGCGCCGCTGGCCTTCAGTCCGAGCGCGTTCAGAACGATCTGCTGCGCCTTACCGACTGGATACTCGTCGCCGTAATTCATTGCCGTTACCTTTCAAGTAGCTTGATTAACTGATGTCAGTATAATTCAAGTAGCTTGAAAAGTCAACTCCCATTCTATCGTCTTTTTACGATACAACAAACCGCCCGCCCCGATCCGCGCTGACAACGGCGCGGGTCGGGGCGGGCGATGAGACGAAAGGCAGGGGCATTGTTGTGCGGGCGTGGGGCTATATTCCCACCTCTACCACGATCTCAAAGTGCTCCTTGAGCAGCGCTACGGCGCTTTCCCGATCTCCTGGCTCATTGCGCCGAACGAGCATCTCAGCACGCTTGACCGCATCCGCGACTTCCTGTGTCCATCCCTGCCCTGTCGCCCCCGTGCCGCCGGGAGCGTTCGATACGCGTTTCAGATTGACCAGCCCCGGCCCCATGCCGCGATACCCATACCGCTCCCGCACCACCGGCCCTTGAGCGGCTGCAATAAGCAGATCGCGCGCCCACGCCTCCATCGCCTTGCCGCTATTCTGAGCGGCAGCCTGGATGCTGGCGTACTGCTCGGCATCCAGGCGAATGCTCATCTGTGCCATTAGTACAGTACCTCCCGAACCAGGCCAATGAGCCGGTAATTGTCGGCGGCGTCCGCATCGTCTTCCACAATCTGGTTTGCGGTCGTGCCAACAAACACTTCGCGAGTCGGCTCATACTCCCACACTTCCTGATCGCCAATTTCCGCCGTCGCCTCTTCGCTCATCTCCCAAACATACATACGGGCCTGCCGGATGTTTTTGAAGCTCATCATTGCCTTTGCCTTTCTATGCTTGCATTGCTTTCGATGTATGCAGTATAGCATATGCTTGCATTGCTGTCAATACCTTCAAACACGAATTTCAAATACTCTCATCTAGTGTTCTACTTTAGCACAACAAACCGCCCGCCTCGATCCGCGTCAAACGAAGGACGGCAACTGCGTTGGCAAAAAGAATGCCCCCGGCGGTTGTCCGAGGGCAGGGGAAACTAAGCGCGTGTTTCTTCTGACGGACTACTCGTGACCATACTTTGCGATCAGGCGTTCCATGCCGTTATCGCGTACTCGGAGAAGCGCCGGCGGCTTTGGTGGGGGCGACTCGGTTCCGCGCACATCGCGTACCTGAGCAACGCGATCTTCTACCCGCCCACCAATGAATTTAGCTATCCGACTGTCAGCAAATTTGGGGTTGCCGTTGGCGTCTTTGACCCGCGCTAATATGTCAAGCAGTTCATCTTCGGAGAGTGTTCCCAACTGTTCCCACAAAGCGGGAACGCTGTTCCCATCGTCCGTTCCGGCTGGTTCCAAAGTGGGTTCCACGGCATAGGAACGGTGGGAACTCGTGATCGGATCGTAGATGTGGGATCGCTCTTGGCTTGACATATTATAAGCGCGCTGACGATAGGCGCGACGGGCCGCACCTTCCTGTGTCATACGTTCTTTCGCGCCCGAAACACTTGACACAATATGCGGCCAAAGGACGATCAGGAAGAAGCCACCGACAAGGATCGCCAGCAGCTTTAGCGCTGTTACGCCGATTACAATCCAATCATCAAGCCGCATATCTGCCATGACTAGCCTCCTTTGAGCGAACGCCAGCCGAACCGCACGAGCCGATCCGGTATGAATGTGAGAATTATAGCATAGGCTGCAAGCATTCCACCAGACGCAATGACATCACGCATCAGCGCCAGCCCACTCGGATCGGGGTTCTTTGCGCCCGCATATGTCGTGCCTATATCTGAGGCAATGAGAACGATCCATACTATCCAGGCTTCCCAACGCCGCTCAAAGCGCCATGCGCCAAAAGACAGCCCATCCTTTTTCCAATTGCGCGGCAATCTGATTGGCTGCTTCACCATCTCGACATAGCTATAGCCGAACCCCAGAATGGCGATAAGGGCAATGGCTACGCGCCAATCCAGCACCGGAACTTGCCAGGGAATATTGAAGCGGGCGCAGAGCCAATCAATAAACAGTATCCAACCGTCGCGTGTGAACCGAGCCGCCTCTAGCCATAGCGGAATGCCGAATAGAAGGGCAAACAAGCCGACAATACGGCTGCTGCCGGTACGAACGGGCGCGCTCACTATAGGCTCTGAGCGGACGGGCGTAGGGGTGAAACGTTGTTGCTGTTGCATGATGCTATGCCTCCTTCTTCAGTCGCTTGCTCATCGCTTGACGGGTAATACCAAAATGATCGGCGGCTGCCTGGATGCTTGGAAACTCCATCCCATCGTAAACTATTTTTGGTTGCGGTCGTGGTTGCCCCGTAACCGATGGACGGGTTGCACGCCGTAGTTGCGCCCGTTCAGATTCGAGTTGCATTCTTTGGCGGGTTGCGGCTTGCTCTATCTGTAATTGCGCTTCTTGACGTTGCTTTTCGATCTGGATTGCGAGTTGTGCATCCTGCCATTGTTGCTTACGTGCATCCTCGGTTGCGCGGTTGCGCTCGTTGCGCTCCGCAACCTCCTTTTGCTCCAAACGCTTAACACGTGCTTCCTCAGAAAGCATAGCGGCGTGCGCCATCATAGCGCAAACCGTCACCGCACCGATGCAAGCAATATGAATAATGGTCATAATGATTGCGCCGGCTGTACCGGTTTGTGCTGTATGGTTCTGGTAGGATTCGACGTTCGGTAGCGCGCCAAACTTGCGAAGACTGAACAGCGCACCATAGAGAACCACAAGCGCACCATTGGCATACGTCAGTCGGTCTTTCCATTTGGTCTCAATACCAGCCGCGCTCGCCATCCCACGTAGATAGCCCCACTCTGCGCCAATGGCGAGGAAAATGTTAAATGGATTATCAAGGAGTACCGCAGCCTCAGCCCCGATTAGGTAGGCACTCGCCATGCTTACCATGAGTTGCGGCGGCTGCGCCTTGATTAGGTCAAGCGGCTCAGTAACAAGCGCAGTCCAAATAGTGCGCTTTTCCATTGTTGCAATCACAACCCCTCCCGAATCCAGATATACAAGGAGATTAGGAACACCACAGCGATAACGGCGTAGGATGCAAGAATAGGATCGATCATGAGAGTGTCCTTTCTAGAATGCGGTACGAAAGCCAATGATGTTGTTGTTATAGACGGGATCGTTCAGGACATCGGAAACAGTATTCACGTCGCTGCGCGTCCCTCCACTTTGCACCATGTCCCACCGACCATCCCCGTCCAAATCAGCGAGCATGCCGACGTGCTGATCGCTTGGGAATTGAAAGTAGATCATGTCGCCGGTCTGAATTTCCGATTCCTGAATTGGTCGCAGTTGCGGCGCTTCCAGTTGTGTGAATGTTGTCCTGCTTATATCCATCCCAAACTGCGCGTATGTCCACTGCATCAGTCCTGAGCAGTCGAAGTGATCGGGGCCAGCCGCGCCTAGAATGTAGCCCTTGCCCATCTGGCTTAGGGCCATCTCTACCAACTGCTGTCGGATCGGGTCGGCGCTTGGGACGGGCGCGGGCGCAGCGATCTCATAATGCGGCCAACTCGCGCCATACCCGTAGTGCGACCCCGCCCAAGGAGACGCCCAGAGGGCTTGACGGGCTGCCTGAGCA